GCAAAGCATAGCCGAGAGGTGGTTTCATTCTGAAAAACCCTTTGTCATAGTTTACGGAACGTGGAACGCGAGTTAACCTATTGTAAAAAGGTGTATGTATTGAAGAAGCCAAAAATGCCTTCAGGTAAAGGTCCAGTTTTTAAAAAACAATGGAAAATTTTAGTTGATATAATCTACACCAAAGAAAACGTTCATGATAATTTATTCGAGCAATTATCAATACTTTGTGACTTATATCAAGAATATCACGATCTTTCTAAGTTTATCAAAGAGAACGGTTACTCTTATGAAAGTGAAACTCGAAACGGTAATCAAGTAAAAAAATACCCTGAAGTAGATCAACGAAACAAAGTTCTATCGGATATTAGAATGTTTTCTAAAATGTTGGGTATAACTGCTGAAGGTAAGTACGTACCTGAAGATGATAATAATGAGTGGACATAACCTAAGATGGAGGTTTGTACCTGGGTATGAAGGTTATTATAGAGTTTCAGATACAGGTGTTGTCGCCAGTGTAGAAAGATTAGTAGTCACCAAGGATAGGCTAGGTAGACCTGCAAAAAGAAAAGTCAAAAATAAGATTTTGCGAACTCACATAAGTAAGAATGGAGGTTACGAAACCGTTCAACTTTCTATGAATGGGAAAGCAAAATATTTCATGGTCCATCGTTTAGTTATGTTAGCGTTTGTTGGCCCTTTACCTGAAAATAAAGAAATTAATCACAAAGACTTTAACCCTTTAAACAATCATTTAGAAAATTTAGAGTATGTCACCCATAAGGAAAACACTTTATACTCTTATGAGAACGGCAGGTTTTATATCCCAAAAGGTCAAGAAAACGGTGCTACTAAAGTAACAGAACAACAAGTTAAAGAAATGACACAATTGAAGATAAACGGAATGAGTTATAGACAATTAGGTGAAAAATTTGGAATATCCCACACACAAGCTAGACGTATTTGCACCAGGGAGAATTGGAAGCACTTAGATGTTGAATAGTAAACAATACCCCAATTGCGCTAGAGCTTTTAAATACGCTGAAAAAATACTCAGTGGTGAAATTGCATCGTGCTGGCAAATTAAAGCAAGTTGCGAACGCTTTAAACGAGATTTAGAAAACCCTAAATTCTATTTTGATTTTGATAAAGCAGAAAGAGCTTGTAGATTACTTCAAAAATTTCCGCACATTAAAGGACCGCTTGCAGGTCAACCATTACTATTAGATGACTGGCAGTTATTTATTCACGTTAATGTTTTCGGGTTCATGTGGGCAAATGGAAAATCGAAAGGTTTTAGAAGATTCACAAAAGTTTTTGTTTTATGTGCCAGAAAAAACGGCAAAACAGCGTTATCATCACCTGTCGGTCTTTATTCTTTAGCACTTGATGGAGAATCAGGGGCAGAAGTTTATTCCTTGGCCAGTAAAAAAGATCAAGCAAGAATTGTATTTGATACATCTAGAGAACAATTAAAAAGATCGCCTTCGTTCGCCAAGAAAACTGGGACTGAATTATTTCGCCACCATATTGAGAACGATAGAACAGCTTCAGTATATAAACCGCTTGCTAGTGACTCTAATTCTCTGGATGGCCTAGGTCCATCTACGGTTATTTTTGACGAAGTGCATAGTTTTAAAGATCGAAACCTTTATGGTGTTATGGAAACTGCTGTAGGTGCGAGAAAACAACCTCTACTATGGGCCATTTCAACCGCTGGTTTCGACGATACTGGAATATGTTACGAGCTTCAGACCGATTTAGAGAAAGTTTTAAAACAAGAATATGAAGATGATTCTCAATTCGGGATGATTTATACAATCGATAAAGATGATGATTTTCGTGATAAGAGTTGTTGGATTAAGGCCAACCCTAATTTAGGTGTATCGGTTTCAGAAGAATATATACAAGGGATGGTTGATAAAGCTATTCGACAACCTGGAAACAAAAACAACGTTCTAACTAAACACTTCAATATATGGTGTACAGCTAGTGAAAACCTTTTCGACATGCTTGCTTTCGACGATTGCGCGGTAAAAGATTTAAAAAGAGAAGATTACTTAAAGACAGCTTGTTATGCAGGGATAGATTTAGCTTCAAAAATTGACTTAACTGGTTTTGTTTATATCCACAAAAAAGATGATCTTTACTATTTGTTTAGTGATGCTTTCTTACCCGAAGCTGCAATCGAGAATAGTAAAAACGCTTCTTATCCTGCATGGGTAGAAGAAGGCCATCTTATATCAACCAAGGGTGAAGCAATTAATTACAACACTCTAGGAGATTATTTTTTAGACGAAGTGGATAGTAAAACAGTTAGGGAAAGCTTCTATGACCCTTGGTCTGCTAGTCAGTTTTCGCAAACGATGAGTGCTGAAGGTATCGAAATGACTGAATTTAAAATGAATACAGGTAATGTTTCGGAACCGTTAAAATTTTTGGATGCTATTATAAGGGAAAGAAAACTAAGGCACAACGGATGCCCTGTGTTACGATGGTGTTTCGGCAACGTAGTTGTAAAAGAAGACCATAATGGTAATATTTATTTTCGGAAAGCTCATGCAAAATTCAAAATTGACCTTGCCGTAGCCGCGACGATGGCCATAGCGGGATGGATTGGCGAGCAAGAGGAAGAGTCAGTTTACGAAAAACGTGGCATTATCGTTCTTTGACGTTTAGAATTAAAGATATTATAGGGGAAAAACATGGATGGCCTACTCAAGCTAAATAATAAAAGCTCGTTTCGAGTTGTTAACAGAAGTCAAACCAAAGCTGAAATTATAATTTATGACGAAATCGGACCTTACGAATTTTTCGATCAAGTCTCAGCTAAGATGGTTGATAAAGAACTAAAAGCTCTACCTGATACTGTAAACGATATTGAAGTTAGACTCAATAGCCCTGGTGGCGATGTGTTTGAAGGCTTCACCATTTATAATCGTTTAAAGCAACATAAAGCCAAAGTCACAATTTATGTTGATGGACTTGCTGCCTCGATTGCTTCAATCATAGCGATGGCAGGTGACGACATTATAATGGGTGAAGGCGCACTCATGATGATTCACAAACCTTGGACCTGGACCGCTGGCAATAGTTCTGAACTTGAAGAAACTATTGACCGTTTGATGGATATTGAGGAACAATTAGTCAAGGTATATCAGAAAAAAACTGGTTTAGATCGGTCTGAAATTAAGTCTATGCTTGCAAAAGAGACTTGGATGGACGGTGATCAAGCATTAAGTCAAGGTTTTGTCACTGAATTATTTCAAAGTGAAGAAACCATTGCTGCTTCAGCTATTGATAAATCAGTTTGGATTAAACATAAGCCAAAAGTTAAGGATAACAATTTGGCCAACAAGGAAAAGTTGAACGATTTCAAAAAGAATATTCAAGAGTATCTAGCTCGTACTTAACGTAGCGACTTTTGAGTTTTTTTGGATTTTAAAATATCTATAAGGAGATAGAAATGAAAGAAAAATTGGAAAAACTTAGAGCGCGAATGGGTGAAATTTCTAACGCTCTTAAAGCATTTGACAACGTTGATAATTTCTCTGACGAGCAAATCAATGAAATTAACGAGCTTAATGGTGAGTTTAAAAATCTTGCTAAACAAGCTGACGCACTTCAAGCTACTATTGACATTCAGGCACAAGCTTCAGCATCAACTAGAGTTGCTGCTCCAGTAGCTCCTGTTGTTAATCAAGTTCCAGCGGGTCAAGGTGCTAGAACAAGTAACCACTACGACAAGACCATGGGGTTCAAAAACTTTGGTGAGTTTGCTGGTGCCGTTGCTGATATTTCAAAAGGTAAAATTCACAATAACTTCAACAACTCTACAGCTTACGAGCTAGCCGGAGAGGATGGAGGAGTCCTTATTCCAACTGACTTTATGTCGGATATTAGAGAGAAAGTAACCTCAGATGAATCTCTATTACCAAGAACTTCAAACTTCACTACTTCAAGTAACCACATGTCTGTACCTACAGATGAGAAGGAACCTTGGAACGGTGGTATTACTGCTTCATGGCTTGGAGAAGGTCAACAGTATACAGCTAGTAAGCAAGAGTTAGGTCAAGCTAACTTTAGACTTCACAAGCTTGGTGCTTTGGTTAAGTGTACTGACGAGCTTCTAGAAGATGCTTCAGCACTTGAGTCTTACATTAGACGTAAAGCTCCTAGTGCAATCGTTCACAAGCTTAACGATGCTATTATTGCTGGCGACGGTTCTGCTAAACCAAGTGGTATCATCAACAGTGGTTTTACTTTTGAAGTAGCAAAAGAAGGCGGTCAAACGGCTGACACTATTGTTTACAACAATATCATCAAAATGGAAGCTAGATTACTTCCTCAGTCTGCTGGTAGAGCGGTTTGGCTTGCTCATCCACAAGTTAAAGAGCAACTTCGTCAACTACAAGACTCTAACGGTAACTTGATTTACATGAACGGTGGTCAATTCGCTAACGCTGCTGCACCAGGGTTTGACACTCTTCTAGGTAAACCAGTTGTTTATATGATGGGTTCAATGCCTCAATTAGGTAACTCAGGTGACTTAATCTTGGCCGACCTTGATTACTATTACTCGGTACTTAAAACTTCTGCGATTACTCAAGATGTTTCAACACACTTGTTCTTCGACAGAGATATTACAGCTTTCAAATTCACTATGAGAGTTGATGGTAAGTGTCCATTTAAGGCCCCTGTAACAACTCAGAACGGAAGTTTTGATATGTCAGGTTTCGTTAAATTGGCCGAAAGAGCTTAATAAAATAATCGGGGTGTTGGTCTTCGGGTCAACATCTCATTTTTTAAAAAATTTTAAGGAGAACAGAAATGAGTGATAATAAATTTTATGCAGAAAAAATCGGTTCAAAGCAGGTATCTGCACCTGCTGATTTAAACGGCGCTGCTGTAACTGGTGCTAGAGTTAGTACAGATACAGGTAGTCGAGTAGCTGTTGAGCTTTCCTTTGGTGCAAGTGCCGCTGCTACAATTGATGTTTCTTTTCAGCAACATGATGCCGCTGCTGGTGGTAACTCAAAAGCTCTTACCATTCAAGGTAACTACTATGTTAAGTCTGGTGCTGATACTAAGTTTACTAAGACTGAAATTCGTCCAGATGATTCAGGACTTTCAGATAGTGTTAGTTTAGCTGCTGATTTTGGTGGCGACGGTTCTGCTGGTGGCATCGTTGTTTTCGATTTCCCTGCTGAATTTCTTGATGCTAACGGTGGTTTCAACCATCTTTCAGTTAACGTTGCTGACTCAACAGCGATTAAAATCATGTCAGGTGTTTATCATGTATCTAACGTAGATCATGAACCTGCTTATGATCTAGACCTTTAATCAACGAAGGGGCTTCGGCCCCTTTTTTCTTTACCGTTACCTGGGAGACTCTAAGTGAGTAGTAAAAAAGTTAAGTTATATTTTACGCGGGATTGTCCCACTTCAACAATTACTTATAAAGCAGGAAACATTTACGAGATTGAACTTTTGAACGAAGGTTCAATGGATCGATGGACTCGAAGAGGTTGTATTCTACCTGAAGAAGCTCCTGAAAGACTTAAAGCAAATGAACCTGTATCTGAACCTGAAGTAGTGGAACCGCCTAAAGACGATCCACCTGCTGAAGAACCTACTGTAGAAGAACCTGAACAGGAATCTGAAGAGGAAGAACCTACTGTAGAAGAACCGGAGAAACCTGCAAAACAATCTCCGAAAAATAAAAGAAACAACAAAAGAAATTAGGTCTAAATAATGGGTATCTTGTCCTTCCTGAATCGGAAAAAATACGTAGAAGCTCAACCTAGAGTCAATTCTAGAATGGTTATCCCTTCTGGTGGTATATATGTGACTGAAGACACCGCTATGCAGGTCGCTGCCTTTTATAGGGGTGTCACATATATATCAACTCAGATAGGTAAACTCCCTTGGCGTGTTAAAAACAAAGACAACGAGATACAAGATCGAAACAAAGTAGATCAAATTCTAAGACTTACACCTAACCCTGAAACAAACTCTATGATGTTGAGAATGTTTCTTATTCAGCAAGCGTTGATATATGGAAATGGATACGCTGAGATTGAAAGGGATAATGTAGGTAGAGTCGTTGCCTTATGGCCAATGTTGTCCAGGGACGTACAACCTGTAAGGTTGGCGGGAACAAACGAATTAGTTTATCGAATAGTCGGTGGTGGACTTAACGGTGCCACCGATACTTTTTTAAGAAAACAAAACATTTTTAAATTGGCCAATTTTCACACCAAAGACGGTATTCACGGTCTAGGTTTGATTGAGTTCGCTTCTGAGACTCTTGGAACTGCCAAGGGTGCAGATCAATTCGCCAATTCATTATTTTCCAACGGTGGTATGCCTTCTGGTGTTTTAAAGACCGATAGGACTTTATCGGAAGAAGCAAGCGGAAGAATAATCGAGAGTTGGAAAACTTCTCACGGTGGACGCAAAGTCGGTGGAACTGCCTTACTTGAAGAAGGTTTAAGTTACGAAGCGATTTCTCACGATCCACAAGTATTACAATTTTTAGAATCAAGAAAATTCTCTGTATTAGAATTAGCAAGGTTTCTAGGTCTTCCACCTACTAAACTTTTCGACACTAATGCAGCGACATTTAATAATATTGAAAACGCTAACCTTGAAGTAGCCACTGACACTTTAGATGCATGGGCGAGAAACCTTGAAACTGAAGCTGACGTAAAATTATTATCAAACGGTTTCGGTGGTAATAGAACTGAAATTGATCTTCAAGCTGTTTTTCGTGGTGACATGGAGACTCGTTCACAATACTTTACGAGACTCATGCAAGCTGCTGCCATTACTCCTAATGAGATACGTATTGCTGAAGGTAAGTCGCCTTACAAAGGTGGCGATAGGTATTACGTGGCCACTAACAATTACACACCTGCTGATAAAGTAGACGAGTTGTTAGAATCTCAGACTTCATCGAATCAGCCTAATCCTGAAGAGACAGAGTTAAACAACGCAGCGATAAAATATTTTAACAAAAACTAAACTCGTTATACACGCAGTAGGTTTGAGTAGTGAAACTGAATAAAACAGTTATCTTGGCGTTAATCGACGCTATCATTAACGATAAAATTGATTCTGGGATACTCAGTAACAAGAGAGGTCCGAGAGGTTTTCGCGGTAAAGACGGTGAAGACTTTGACTTCGATGAACATAAAGCTCAAATTCTACAATTCGTTAAACAATCTGTTATTGAACAAAAAGCAGAGTTCAGACTAACAGAAGATGAAATACGAGAAATCAAATTAAAATTTAACGAACTTTCCCTAGATGATATTGAATCTCTTAAAGGTAATCGTGGACCTAGAGGTTATCCAGGTAAAGACGGTGAAGACTTTGACTTCGATGAACATAAAGAAAAGATATTTAATCAACTTATAAATCTCATCGATCAAAACATTGATGAATTAAAAGTTAAATATTCTGATTTATCTGATGAAGATAGAGAATCCTTGCGCGGTCAACGAGGTTATCGCGGTCAAAAAGGTAAACCGGGTAAAGACGGTCAACAAGGCAAGTCGGCTTACGATGTTTGGTTAGAGTCTAATGAAGGCACTGAAGAAGATTTTTTAAATTCTCTTAAAGGTGAGAAGGGTGAATCGGGTGAGCAAGGTAATAGAGGTCTTAGAGGTTTCAAAGGTCTTAAAGGTGAATCCGGTGAAAATGGTCTTTCAGCTTACGAGATATGGTCACAAAACAATGAAGGTACTAAAGAAGATTTTTTAAATTCTCTTAAAGGTGAGAAGGGTGAAAAAGGCGATCAAGGTGAACAAGGTTATCGAGGTCAAAAAGGTCGTCGAGGTGTTACAGGTGAGAAGGGTGATCAAGGCGAGCGTGGTGTACGCGGTCCTTTAGGTCTTCCAGGTATTCAAGGCAGAAATGGACGAGATGGTGAAGACGGTAGAGATGGTCAAGACGGACAAGACGCGCCAGTTATCGACGAGATTAAACTAAAGAAAAAAACTAATAATAAATTTGCTATAGAATTTAGTTTCAGCGATGGATCAATTATTGAAACTAATAGTATCGCTATGGCCTCTGTCACGACCATATATAATTCGTTCGCTGCTACAGGTGGTGGCGGTGGTGGATTATCTTCAATACCTATCTTATTAGATGGTACACTTATAGGTAACGCTGAATCTATTAACTTTCTCGACTCAACTGTTGAAGTTGATGGAACTGACCCAAATCAAATAAACGTAACACCTTTAACGAAAGTGACACTCTTTGAAGAGGGTGTTGAGGTTGGTGATTGTTTTAACAAGATAGACTTTTGCGGTGATAACGTAACAGTTGCTTCAAGTACAGTCATAGCCGATTGGCCAGATTTATCTTCCGTTACAACTATGGCAGGTTTCGGTGACGAGACTAGAGCTAAAGTTTTATTTAGTAACGATGCTCAAAGATTATCTAAAACGTTTACAGCAGGTGAAGATATTACTGCCTTTCAATATGTAAGATTAGGTGTATCCCAGGAGGTATTTGTCGCTACTAATAATGCAACTTTTGAAGACGCTAAAGTTAGAGGACTTGCTTTGAACGCAGGACTTACAGGTGAAAATATATCAGTATTATTATTTGGTTTAGATGATGCCAACTCTTTTAATTTCACTATTAACAATCCGTTCTTTTTAGGAGTTAACGGAGCAGCAATTCAAAACCCGCCAGTTACGGTCGGTGAGTTTGTCGTTGAGTTGGGTGAATCTCTTGGTAACGGTGTAGTCTTTAATGATATTCAGACACCACAGGAGATTGTATAATGTCTTTTTGGGTAATAGGACAAAAGAAAGTCGGTGGACAAAAGGTTTTAACTGAACCTGTTAATATCGGTAACGCTAATGTTGTGTTAGTAGATGTCCCTTGTGAAGCAAGTGTTTACGTTGGTGCTGTGGTTATTATGAAAGCAATAGGAGAAGCTAAAAACGCTCTAGCAGATAATATCAGTAACGCTAACGTTCTAGGAATTTGCGAAAGTAAATCATCTGCTACAGTTTGCAATGTGAGAGTCCTTGGTAAATCGGAAAGTATTTTTACAAGTCTTGATGTGACCAAAGAGTATTTTTTAAGTCCAACAGTTCCGGGCGCTATACAAACGACGATACCTACTAACGTAGGTGAAGTTGTCGTTAAAATAGGACAACCTTTTAGTGCTACTTCAATGGTTGTTCTCAAAGGTCAAATGTTGGAGAGAGAATGATACAGACAAGAGACTTATGGATTGCTGCTTTTATAATTAATCAAGGCGAAAAACTTGTTAAGTTTGAGGTTATTTCTAGAGGTAAAGCTAAGTTTTACTTCAACATCTCTGACGAGCGATATAATGAATTAAAGTTAAAGTTTTTTCAAGGTGATCTAAGTAAAATAAAACAAACCATGGAAGAACTTAAAGACCTAGCGTATTAGGAGATTATTGTTATGGTTACACTTAAAGGTTTTAATTATGAAATAAACCTTGCTAATATAGAAACACCGAGTAAATCGAAGAGGTAGGCAATGTCGGAAAAATTTCTGTACGTCAAACCTTCGGGTACTTACGGTGAAAAAGAAGGTTTTGAGATTGCCGATCACATCGACGAATCTGCTGGACCCGCTGATAGTGGCAAACCTGTAGTTCTCAATAATGACGGTAAAATTGATCCGAGTATGGTTGATATACTTTGGACTAAAAAAACCGAAACCGCTACAGCATCAAGTGTTACAAATATCGACTTAACTTCGATAGATAATTTTATAAGTTTAGATTACATTTATACAATCTGGACAGATGATAAAACTAAAGTTCGTTCCGCGTACATGAGAGTTATAAGAACTTCAGCTACAGATACCAAGGACTCGGTACACGGTAGGTTAAGAGTGGGAATGTTAAACGTAAATGTTAATGTGAATGTGGTTGCTGGCCAAGCACAATTACAA